CGTGTTTCAACAGAGGCTGTCTGGGCCTCACTCCACCGTCAGCCGCTCGCTGGGCTTTCCGGTGGTCATGAAGGGGCTGAGGTCAATCCCAGCCGCCTGCATTGCTTTCCAGTCGTAGGCCCGGCGGCCCGCGACCGAGGTCATGGAGACCCGGTGGTTGCCGACGATCAGCTCACGCGCGTTGCGAGACTGGAGACCCGTCTTGATGTCCTCGGAGGCCGAGGCCTTGCGCGCCTTGGCGTCGTCCTCATCCGCTTTGGCGAGGACGTAGGCCTGCACGGCGGCGTCGAGGGTGGACCCTGCGTTGCCGCGTGACACGGTGGCAGGCCCTTCGATCTCGATGCCGCACTGCTCCGCAAAGGGGCAGCCGCCGAAGGCTTTGCACTCGCCCGACCGCTTGCCCTCGCGGTCGAGCTTGTCGACGGCCTTGGCGCCCAGCATCTTCTTGGCGCGCGGCGCGAGGCGGTCGAGGATCTCGGGGTCGCGCTCGACCGGGAACTCGAGGATGTCGTTAAAATTCGACGCATCCATGTAGACGATCTTGCCCGACACCGGATGAGGGAACGGATGAGGGAACTCATCGTCCTGCAGGTGCGCCAGCTCCATGCCAATCTGCAACTGCGTGACGTGCGCAGCCTTTGGCAAGTAGTTCCGGTTCGTGCGGGGGTCGATGGTCTTGAACTCCAGCGCCAGCCAGCCGTCGCGGTCATGCAGGAAGCCGTCAGGCGTCGCGCTGATCCGGTGCTGCTTGCTGACCAGCGACTGCTGATCCTCGCCCGCATAAGCCAGCTCAGCGCCTGCGGCAAGCAGGCAGTCGACGAGGTACAGCTCGCCCTGCTTGCCGCGCCGCGCGTACCCCCAGTCCTGCTCGACGGGCGGCAGGTGCCGCTCGAACCACTGCTTGCGGATGCAGCTCTCTGCGGTCGATGCATTGAGATACTGCGAGCGGTCGATCGTGAACCCCTCGCTGTCGTCGAGGGCCTGCGCCCCCGACAAGATCAGATCCGTGATCATAGCGGGTACTCCCCAGCGATGTAGTGTACTGCGACCTTGGCAAGCGCCCTGCGGTAGTGCTGCAGGTCCCACTGGTCAGTGTCGACCTCGTTCTTGAAGGCCTGCATCTCGCGCTGCGCCTTGCGAAGTTCGCCGGTCACTCGACCGATGCAGCGGATCGCGGACCACAGCACTTCGGCTGCCGTGTCGGTCTGGCTGATCGGCGTCCCGCTCTCGCGGAACGACGGGTGCAGCTGGACCAACCGCTCGAAGGCCTCCGGCCCGAGGATCTCGTAGACGGTGGGCGCGCCGGTGGGTTTCTCGCGGAGCTCGGCGCGGAGCGTGTCGTTCTCCGCCTGTAGGTCTTTGAGCTGCTGTTCTAGCTGTTGCTGTCTCATTGTGTCGCCTCCTGATGTGCGGTGGATGTGATTTCGTGCGCCCGGCGCTTGGCCTGACTGATCCGATGGACGGCCTGCGCGAGCTTGTTGTCGACGTAGAGCGTGTCGACGTGGACGGGCCTGCCCTGCCCCATGCGGTGCAGCCTCGCGTAGAACTGGTCCATGACGCTGGGCGACCAGTCCTCTTCGACCACGACGATGGCATTGCCGCCCTTCTGCAGGTTGAGGCTGACGCCCATCGCGCCGATCTGCCCGACCAGCACGTCAAGGTCGCCGCCGTTGAAGGCGTCCTGCAACTCGGTCTTCTGGGCGGCAGGCGTGCGCCCGTCGAGCTTGGCGACGCGCAAACCCTTACCTTCAAGGTCGGATACGAGCTGGTCGATAACCTCGCGGTGCCAAGCGCCGACGAGGATCGCGCCCTGCTCGGCATCGGCACGCTGCCAGATAAAGTCGACGGCAGCGGGCACCATCGACAAGCCGATCTCGCGGCGCATGGTGGCGAGGTGCTCGTCGTTCTGGGCGATGGCCTGCTCGACTGCGGCCAGCGTCATCTTGTTGAGCTCACGATTGATGGCGGCGATGCCCGACACTTCGACCTCGAGCCGAGTATGTGTGATCGGGGGCATGCTCTCCCACACGTCGTCCAGCGTGCGGCGGGTCGCGCAGGTCGCGAGAATAGCTCCGAGCTCGTCGAGGTTGCGCGACCCGACTGTCATCTTCACCGGGCGGTAGGCGCCCGGAAACTTACGTTCCTGCACGATGCAGTAGCGCAGGTTGTAGCGGTCGATCGACAGCGTGCCGATCTTGCGCTTGATCTGCTGCGGCGCTGCGCGGAACAGAAACGGGATCAGGTCGTCAGCCCAGCGGGTCATCGGCGAGCCGGTGAGCAGCCATGTGTGGGCGAATGTCTCGCACATGCCACCGCGCCCGAGGATCGCCTTGGTGCGCTTGGCCTTGGTGCTCTTGAGCGCGTGGCTCTCGTCGCAGATCAGCGCGGTGCGTCGACCGCGCAGAAGGGTTTCGGCCCAGCGCATGAGCTCGTGCTGACGCTTGGTCGCGATCTCGTACGAGCAAATCAGAACGTCGGCCTCGGGATCGATCTCGGTCGTGCCCTTGGCGAGGATCTGCGGCGTGCACACCATATGGTCGGCGGCCTCAGCCGCCCACATGCGGAGCGAGATGGGCGGGCCGACGATCACGGTGCGCAGAACCTCGGCCTCGATGAGGGCCTCGAGGGCGGTCAGGGTTTTGCCGGTGCCCATGCCGTTAAAGCAACCGGCGATGCGGCGAGATGCCAAGAACTTGGCGTCCTCGATCTGGTGGGGGAGAAGTTCCATGTGGTGTATCCTACTTCGCTACAGCCGCCAATGGGGCAGCGGGGGTATACTATGCTGCTGATCAGCATCTCGTCAAGGGGGAAATTGCGGCGCGCCGTGAATGTGGCGCATTCGGTAGCCCGCCCGCACGTCCAGCATTCTCTGCCTCGTGTGCTGATGGTGGTGGCGCGCCGCGCACACAGGCTGGCGTATGCAGGGCGGGCGGTCAAGAGGGGGACGACCCCGGCCGAAGCCGGGGCCGGGAGACAACACCTGTCTCTCAACAGGTCATAGGGTTGCAGAGTCTCCTTTCTGTTCTGGGGCGTGGGAAATTGCAGGCCGCAGCAGCCCCAAAGCTGCGGCCCACGGGTGATCTGTGGGCTTGACGCCGCTCGACGACAATCGCATGTTCGCGCCGCATCGGCAAACGCATAGGGGTAGGGATGTTGCAAGACACACTCGTTACAATCCAAGACGCTTACGCACAGGCACTGGCCACCGCCGCTGCGCGTGAGAACGCAGCAGCACGCAGGGCAGGCTTCATCGGCCTCGGGGGCAACCCCCACAAGAAACGCCCTGACGCAACAGAACAACACATCGAGCGCGCCAAGGGCCAAGTGCTTGACTTGCTCGCGAAAGAATCCCTGTCCAGCACAGACATGATGCCTCGGGTCACCGGCAACAAACACCTAGTCACTACAGCCCTGAACGCGCTTATTGTCGAGGGCAGGATTACGCGGGACAACCACCGCACCGGCCAGAAGATCCTGTATCGGTTGGCGGGTTAGTCGTCACCCTCGCGTATTGGGTTGCCGATCTTGATGACCGCATGACGGGGACGTGTCGTTAGCCATCGTTCAATACTCGGTAAGGGTAATCATGTTGAGTGTCGAGTTTTGTGAAGTTTTTGCACATAACTCCACCACACTACCCCTCTGCTTCTGCGCGGATGGCCGCCGACAAAGGCTCCATCTTACGCTCAGGGCAACAAGCTATCGCCCCGGCCTTCTTCAAGATGTTCAAATCCTTCTCGGGGTCGCCACAGATGTGACCACAGCCGGTGCAGTGCCAACCTAATTCGTCAGCCGCTGCAAGCACAGACGCCACCCGTGCGTCGGCTTCGGCGCGGGGGATCATGTCAGTCATTTTTCTTCTCCTTCATCTTCTTGACTTCCGCCAGTCGTTTACGCAGCAAGTCGGGGTCGCGCGGCGGTGCCATTTCCTCATACGCCTCAAGTTTCGCCTCCTGAAAGGCGATGATGCTATTGGCGTCATCCAGAGCGTCACGCAACCGCTTCACTTCCGCTTTCAGCGCGTCGTGCTCCGCCCCCAATTCCGAAACCTTCGCCTCGGCTTCCATCCAGCCCGCGTGCCATTTGTCACGCTCTGCGGCGAGGGCGTGTATCAGTTCAAAGGCATCATCGAAACCGAGATTATCCATCTGATGCGCCAACCGCTCCACCGCTTCCGTTGATGTGTCCGTCATCTCGTTGTCTCCTTCAACACGATACTTGCCTGCACCGCCCAGTAGAACTCCTCGGGCGTCCGGGCTACGTCATGCGCCGCTTGTAACGCGCTCAGGGTCAGGCCCTCCACCAGTGCGTCAGCACATGCTGCGGAACAGTAGTCCTTATCGTCGGGGTCAGTCATCACCCCCACCCCTTGTTCATCATCCGGCGGTACGCCTCGTGGCCGTGGCGCGAGATGCCGTCGCCGAAGCGCTCATAGCCCAGCCCGCGCCGATCGACCTCGGCGAGGATCATGGTGTAGAAGTCTCGGTCGGACAGGGACCGGATCGCCTCGGCGGGCGTCACGTT